GTTACTAATTGATTAATCAACGTTCATAATGGCAACATTAGCTGCTGCCCGGGGTCCTAAGAAATACCCCACCAAAGCTGTTTCAGCGGCTGTAAATACAGCTCTTCCTGCTGCCTGCAAACCTCTTTGAAACAAATGGGTCATGCTTGATGTAACTTTATTCGCCGCTCCAGTCAGAATTGGATTCGCTGGAGGAGACGGTAATGCCAACAAAGCATTTCCACTAGAGTCGTCAAAGACGAGCTCAAAGTTGATAACCTCCCGAACTTGTATGGCACCCGTAGAAGCGGGTGCTCCGTCCACATAAACTGTAACTACAGAATAGCCCACAGTAGTGTAATTCGTTACTAAAGTGGGGTCGGAAGCTGCATCATAAAAGTTCTGCGGCATTTGCGACGTGTGGGGGAGAACAATACAGAGATCATCACAATCTTGCAAAGGGATGTCCACATAATCAGTACAGTTATAGGAAAGAAGATCAACGGTGCCAAAGGCACTATAATCAGTCATTCCCCATACTCTTACATGAACGCTACCTGAAGTAGTCAAAGGAGCTGAGACTCGCTTGATCTGAAGACCAGCGGACACTATCCGATAGGATGACACCCCAGTAATCTTCGCTTGAGCGGCTCTGGTGTTCCAGGCTGTTACGCTCGAATTAGTTCGAGTTGCGGGAGAGGCCGTACTTATATTAGAATAATTAGGCTGAAAGACGAAAGCGGACTGTCCATTTGCATCAGTAGACTGAGTAAACAGTCTCGTCCAGGGATAAGTTAATGTCCTGGTAGACGAATCATCGGGGTATTTAGCCCCTCTGGCATGATTACAAAATGGATCAGTTAACCCACAAACCTTATGAGTCATGCTCAAGAGGCGTGGGTCCCGACGACTAATATTTGTCGAAGGGGTTGGTGCTTTCTTCTTGCCAGCCGGTTTCGGCTTGGGCTTGGCTTTGGTTTTGTTCTTGTTGCTTTGTTTTCTTCGTGACATTTGCCTCGTACCATCCACTCGAGGCAATGGCTTCCTTCATTTCCTCGAGCTCTGGGTGATGACGATTGTTCCAAACAAATTCCCAATACTCACCATTCTCATTCTTAGAATGCAACAAATTAAAGATTGCTTTCTGCGGATTCGTAGGGTAAGCTTTTAGGGTCTTCCTATTGAACAAATGGGAGCAAAAGTTGAACGTATCTCTTATGGTGGTTAGATCTGTAATAAGAAATCCATACTCCAAATGACCTTCAAGGTAAAGGTCATCGGAAAGAGTTGTCGATCCTAAATTGTCATCTCCATTAGATTTGACTTTGAAAAGATCAGGCAACCCCATTTTGACATGTTCAACTAAACCTGCTAAGAAATTTCTGCTAAAAGAGTTGGTCGAAGATGTCCTATAATCGCCTGACAACATGATCCACGAAGGACCTGTTACGGCGAGACCATTGGATAGAATAAACACCCGGTGGCCGGACAATTCTTTGAGCCGCGTCATGAAAGCGATGTAATTAGATTTGGCAGAGGGAGAGCCCTCCGCAAGACGAATTCTTCGATACAAATCCACATCCCAAAGAAATTCTCTGTAGGACATATCAAAGCCTGATGCATCATTGTCTTTGCAGAAGCCTTTATTAACATACTGGAAGAATCCAGCTTTGGTAAGGCCTTCGATAAAGGCTTTGACTTGCTCGTCACTCGAAAATCCCACTCCAGGGGCAGAAGGACAGGAGTAGCAACGGAGTTTCTCCGCATCATTTTGGTTCCGGGTGGCCCATCTCGTGATAATCTCGTCAATGACAGAGACATTACAAATGGGTCTGGGCCTAAGTTCAGCCTTAGCTCTCTTATGGCCTTCGGCCTTAATGAAGACCTTAACCGGGTCACAAAGATTCTTCTGGAGCCTTTGAAGTGGGGTGAGTTCTTTAATCTCAGAGACCTCATGCTTGTTGATAGCTCTGATTCTGTCCTGAACAGCTTCGTAAAGCGTAACGGGATCTGAATCGAGGAGATCACCTTTGGTCTTGTAATAAAACTCGACCGGGTAACCTGAAGCCCCTGATCTATTAATATCTGCTAAGATAGAATTGAACTCAGCTCGAGACATACCACCTAATCTCCCCCAAAACTCATCAGCAAAATCCGGAGGGATGTCGCTTTTGGGATACTTCGGGAGAAGAAACCTGAACACCGTCGCCATCTCACGATGGGTAGGAACTTGTGATCCACGTAGTTTGGCTTGATCCATACTATAATTAAAAGTACGAACCTGAGCCTCCCAATTGAAGTCAGGCCAAACTAAGTCGGCCAACTTCGAACGGAGTGTCAGCTTGTTCTTAAGCTCTGGCTTTGGAATATCCTTAGTCATGGCTTTAATGAATGGGCTTAACTCTTTGGACTTGTGGTTGTCACGAACTTCTGGCATCACTCCAATTGCTAACAAGTTCCCCATAGGGACCGGGTTGGCAAACTCATAAAATTGAGCTGGGTAGTGAATATCACCGATATAATGCATAACATCTAAAGGTGAGCCTAAAGATTTGACAGAGTCAGGGTAGTATGTTAAATGAATCGGACCCTCTAAAGGAAGGACAGGATCCGGTGGTCGCACTGGTTTCGGAGGCGATTCCGTGTCTTTGGAACCGCCTACTCGAAATCCACCGCAGGTTTCGACTTCTTCTTCGATTTCTTCTTCTTCTTACTCTCCACTTTCGTGAAGCCAGAAGAAGAACCACTCGTATCAGACGAAGCGTCACTTTGGGCCTTAGCTTTATGCCTCGGCTCAAGTTTCGATGGTTGAGGAACTGGCGCCTTGGCCTTAGAATCAGGCTTCGGTGTGAATTCTTCCTCTTCTACTGGAAACTTGGATTCGACTTGTCTCGTCTCAGGATGGAGTTGTGGAGGAAATGGAGTCTTAGCCTTGATAGGCTTCGACACCAACTTCTCTTCTTTCTCCAACTTAGACTTAACTTCTTCATAGAGTGGGCTAGGAACTGAAGGTTTAGATTTGAGCTTCTCCTTCTTCGGAGAGGGAGGCTTTACAACCTTGACATGACCTGGAGGTCTCTTCTCTATCTTAGTGACAGAGGGAGGAGACGGGGGAGGGTGAATGGGGGAAGATGGAATAGGGTCGGGAAGAGAAATAACTTTTCCAACAATTGGATCAGTCTGAACTTCTCCGGACTCATTTCCACAACGACGAGAAGCACGGATTTTCTTAGCTTTCTCGTCCATCTTCCACATCATTTCTCCCCAGTCATAACCTTCCGAGTCGTCGATATCACTATCATCAGCCAAATCATTGAACTCATTGAAAGACAGTTCGTCAAAACTTCTAAGATCAATGCCGAACACTCGAAGACCTTCTTCTGTGTTGGTCCAATAATAGTTGGAGGGATCATAACCAGGTCCATCATCTCCATCTTTACGATGTCGATGTTCGTCACTTTTACCTTTACTCTTACGATAAGCTTTGTGTCGCTCTTCATAAGTCTCATCGATAAATTGTGGGACCGGGGTGTAGAAGTCAAAAGGTGCAAACCGGTTACATCCCTCTTCGGGATAAGAACCAAGGTGAATTCCAATTACTGAATTATTAGAAATCACCGGAGCACCGGAAAAACTGGGCGCAGTAGTACAATAATGTAAGGCCGACGAGGTTAGGTCTCTAGGTTTAAAAGCTTGCTCCCATCGTCCATGAGACTCGACTGGACGTCTCGTCACTGGATCTCTGGCACAAACCTTAACTTGTCGTCTCAACTTGCACTCCCCAATTTTTAAAACCGGAACCCCCATGGCCGCAAATGCATCTCGTGGTAAAGCGAGAATACAAATGTCTCCATCTTTGGAAATGCATCTAATCCAAGAGGGTTTGATCTTTTCCATCGAATATCCAACAGGGTTTGAACCAAACATTTTAACATTGTCTAGTCCACGGTTAAAGCACAACTCAAAAACGTGGAAGGCTGTGACTAAACAGTCTTCGCCTTTCCAATTCACTCTAAAGAATTGTCCAACTACAGCGTCATCAACTATAAAATAGCCTGTGACAGCATCTTTGTTTTTGACGGGGAAAATTCTAGAGGACGGAATCGCCATCTCATTTTCAGGGAGGACACTAACCTGTTTAAGGCTTGGCATCACACCGACAAGATAACGACGATCCCCACGTTTGCCATCGACATAGACGTCATAAAGAAGTCCATCAGCAATGGTAGTGCCGATTGGGGTCAAAAGGGTGTACCGCGACGAATAAGGCTGCTCTACCTCTACGCCCCGCCAGGTGAAAACAAACCAGCGAAAGCGTAAAATTGGCGCAAGTCGGTAGAATACTTGCACTAGGCAGAAAACCAAGATAGCATAAATGATTATAACCAGGAAGATTTCAATGGCTACAACCGTTCTATCTTCATGGAACAGCACATGCTCATCCTCGACCCAAAGGGCCCAAAGAGCCCTACGGAGGTGGAAGAGCGATTGGTCGTTGTACGCACGCGCCAACTCATTGCCAACGTACTCCCAGTACTCCTTCAAGCACTGGAAGATTTGCTGCAAAATGGCGAAAATTGGCGTCTCTTTCAAAATTACGTAAATCGTTAAGAATAG